TAACTCAATAACGTCCTGACACTGCGCTCGGAATTCCATCCATGCATAGATCTCGTCTTGTATGACTTCCGATCTTTCTTCCTTGCGTTCCTCCAACAAGTAGAAATGTAGCGTCTTATACTCTTGTGAGTTATAAGTCGGAGGTTTGTCACGTTTAGTTTTTCTCTCCTTCTTTTGGAACTTCTGCACCTTATTTCCGATAAGAGCGTGCATTAAGGCGTTCCTCGCCTTCGCGACCGCTGATAGGTACTGATTATTGCTTTCTCCAACATTGCTAAGCAACTGTTCAACGCGTATGAAACCTGCTTCAAACCGTTCAAGGGCCCTAGTGTGGCTGCGTTCTAACCGATTGAGGGCATTCTTGATGTCATCAAGGAATTCGTTGACGGCCGCATCCTCCCAATCCTCCGGCCCAACGGGTATACCGTACCCCCATGCGTTGTTGTGGCCCTGGCTGTCGGAATCGACTGGATTAGGCAACGCGTTGGCACCCTCGGGTGATTTTGGCATTTCATTGTCACCCTGCACGCACCGGTCTTTGGCTCTTTTCCACTGCGCAAAGCGCTCTGCCATTTCGGTATCTAGACCGGTTTTCAATTCCTCCCTGAGGAAATCGCTCTCTAAGTCTTCCATGATTTTCACATCGATGGTTTCTTGAAGAGAGGAAGAGACTAGTGGTGGGGGGAGATTGGGTTCTCTCACACTTCTAAAATTTGATACCTGCCCACCCTGCTCGTGTTGTCCGTTTACAGTCTGGATCAGACTCTTGTCCGCAACCTCATCTCGTTTAACAGTTTCCCTCTGTGACGCCGTTGTCATTTTCTGTTAAGGTTGATTGCGGTGTTTTGCGATGGTTACTCGCCACCCCATTAGTTCACCGGTTTTACGGATAGGTGCCCGCTTGGCTAGAGCTCCTGCTTGTAGGTTTTTGGACGAATACCTACTAAGGTTCGGAGCTATTCCGCGTGATGATTCAAGACAGCCTTTCTTTCGAAAGCTGACCGCTTCTCCCCACATTACGGCGATGTGTCGCAACTGATGGCTTCGTGGCGGGGGTCGCATATTTGCTATAGTGCATGCGTTGCCCAAACCGCCCATCCCTCCAATTTCTGCTAGCATCCCTTTTAAAGGATTCACGGTATACCCATTCTGTCACGCTTCACTGGTGGTGAGACAGACCACTCACGGCATAAGCCGTTGCTTTCCGCTGCGCCTAGCTGTCGGTTCCCTTTTCCTGACCGGTGAGTTCAAGAGGTGGTTTTGGCCACCACATCACACCAGTTTCGTTGCATGTTTATGGTTTGGGCGCCCCGCCATCGCACCCGTCAGTAAGTACCAGTGTACCTCCCTTGGGCACCATAAACTATAATTTGCCCTGCTTGTTCTCCTCGCGAACAAGGTAAAAGTAGATGATTGCAACA